AGTCGCTTGGGCCTGAACATAAGCCCCATAACTCCTCGCCAAGTAATCGGCTTCGCTACCATAAAGAGCAGTAGCATTCTGGGCGCCCCTAAATCCTGCCATCGGATCGACGTACATGTATGGGATGTTTGCTGTCTGACCTCCGCCGAATGTTCCTGTTGTCGTTGTCCCGGCCCCTGCAACGAGTGCGGCAAGTCCTCCGCTTTGTTCCGCAGCCCGGCGATTTGCCATGTTGTACATGGTAGCTCCGGACGCGGTAAAGTCGGCAGCTGCACCAAGCCTATTGAGCGTTGCGGCCTCGCGGAATGCCTTATCTCTCCTGAGCGCATCGGTCACACTCTGTCCTGAAGATAACCAGCTAGAAGCTGCTCCGAGCCTTTCCCGCATCCTGGCCTCACCGGCAAGCCCGGTCGCAACAGCCTCTTCAACGGCTGGGGCAACTCCAAATATGTTGCCCCTAGCAGTCTGTGCTCCCCTAGCTGCTTGCTCGTACTGTCTACGCTCTTCAGCATCAAGCTGAGATCCGAGGGCAGCCTGTGCAGTAATTTTATCCTGAATGTCTCTTCGCAGTGCCTCGGTCGCCGGATCTGTCGTCTCGCCAATATTGGCCTTTGCCAGTTCAGCGTATCCCTTTGTGAGGTTTCCAATCATGTCGGCAGTCGCTGGATCGATCTGCCGTATTTCGTCCATCATTCTTTGCTCTGGAAGCAGGAGCGATTCACGAAATGTTTTTAGAACACCAGCACCTTCTTCCACTGTTGTCGGCTTGTAATTGTCGACCAGACCCTTTGTCGTTGCGACGTCTTCGTTGACAGCGTCTAGCTTGGACTGAAGATCAGCTATAAATTTGTTATTAAGGTCAACCCTTCTGTCCCCCTCCGGAAGATCCTTTCCGTACTGAGTTGCCTCGTCAATTTGCCCCTTCAAATCAGAAGCTATGGAATTTGCCTTTGTGTAGAGCTCGTCGTACTTTGCCTTTGTCCTAGAATTAATGTCATCCAAGATTTGCTGATCGGTGACATTGATGTTCAGCTTGCCAAGAAGTTTGCTTCCGCTTTCTTTCGTTGCTACGTCAAACTTTAGATTTGCAAGAGAATTGTCCAGCGCCTTCATGTCCTCTTCTGGAATTTTTCCAATTCCAGGAGAAAGGTCCTGAATGTTTACTCTTGTTACAAGCTCCGCAATTTGGGGGGCTCCCTGACTCGCCTCGGCAAGTAATCTTGTTAGTTTCTTTTCTTCTTCAAATGCAAGTCCTTTTTGTGATTGTTGCTGAGAACTATTATTTTTATACTTTGAAATTTGGGCTTTAGATTGAGCGACAATTTCTTTTTGCGCTTCTATTTGATTCAGTTTTGACTCAACGTCTCCAATTTTATCAATAATATCTATTGCATTTTTACTTAAATTCCCGGTCTTAAAATCTCTTACGAGCCTAGCCGCGTCCTTTAGCGTTTGCGCGTCGGTGGCATTAAGATTGTTTACCCCAACCTTCTGGGCCGCGCTCAACGCGGTTGTGTAGTAATTTAATGCCTGTAGTAAATTGTTTGGCTTTTTTTCTAGCTCAGATACTTTTGTAATTTTCGGTTGTTGAAATTGATATTCTTTATTTGCCTTTGCAATGTCGAACCCTTGAATTGTTATTTTTGGATAATCTGACTTCCCTGTTTTACTATCATAAACCTTTGGCTTGGTTGTGTCTGCCACTGTTGTTGGTTTCGACTTATATTCAGCCGGATCTAGCTTATATACGTCCTTGATTAGGCTTTCTTCGGCCTTGGTTTTATTAAATACACCCTTTGCATTTACAGAGGACGAGAAGTCCGTCATCCCCATTGATTGCAATCTAGTTATGTCTGGGGCTGCCTTAGTCGCAGCAGCAATATTGTATCCGGATGCTTTAAATATTTCTGGATCGATTTTTAGAGTGTCCTTAATGTAGGCCGCTCTTTGTTCTGCTGTTTGTGCTGGTGCTTTTGCTGCCATATTACGCTAACCCTGTTAAATAGTTTGCTTCTTTTGCTCCGGCAGATTTCTTTACCTCATAAGGAACAGAAGCCTCTGCTGGTTGCCCATAAAGGCGAGCATACTGAGTCGCGGCCTGAGCCCCTAGTCCGCGTTGTACCGCAAACGCGTTTGGATTTGTCTCATACTGTCTGCGCAATGCTTCGAGAGACCTTTGCGAACCATACTCACGCTCAACCTGGAGCCCTGTCTGTGCGGCTCGCTGCGCATCCAGCGCCGACATTTGGCGCTCAAGTTCACGCTGGCGAGGATTGTACTTTTCTCGGAGACGTTGTTCGAGTGCAGCTACGTCACCCTGATTCGCGATATATGTTTCAAGCGACGAACGGTAGTAAAGCTCATTTGCCCTGGCCGCGTTTACCGGGTCGGGCGGGGGTGGTGGTGCTGGAATTGATGGAGCGCCTCCCATTATAGTAGTGCCTTTCGCATAAATTTCATGTAATCGTAAACCTTTCTTTTCCCACCCCTATTAAAAACAATATTCTTCCTCGGGCCAAATCTGCTCCAGAGTATAGACAATAATGTCTTCATAGCCAAACGGCTATAAGGTGTACTACTACCATCTGTAGAGGTGACCGTCAAGTCTACAAATGCAGTGTTTCCGTCTTGCCTATGTACATAATGTATAGGCTCTTCGTTCTCATGCAAGCACCTTGCAATTGCCACCCCAGAGATCTTGTCTCCGTCCTTGGCAATTCCAACCAGGTAGTTGTCCTGGTGCCACTTAAACCACTCCCTAAAGTTAGACCATCTCGACTCCGGGACGCCCGATAGTTCTATATATTCGACCGCTGTCATATGTTGCTTTGGATTTCGATCGTGTCCGGATTGGCCGCGATCGTGATCTGCCTAATCGAAAGTTTTCTGGATGGGGCTAGCATCTTGATCTTCATGTTCCGCCACTTTTGGTATGACCGAAGACTGTCTGCCCGGAAGTTGTATGTTTGGGCCGACAGAGTAGCCGGAAGCGTGAAAGGCAATGTTAATCCTCCTGGGGTAGACGTGTCAACCGCAGATCCAATCGTGACGTACTGCGAATCAGATTCGCGTTTCATTTGGATTGTGCAGTTCGTTGCCGTCGAATAGTAGTATTCAATCTCGTAGTGCGACCCATACTTCTTCGACACCTTGTCGTCCAAGTCATACGCTTTTGTCACAAGATAGCTTTCGTATGACGATCCATAGTCCTTGAAGTTGGTATTGCCATCACCCTGAAGATCCGGGTCAAGATAGTCGTACAGGTGCCCGACTTGTCCTGTCGGGCTGCCAACAGCTAGCTTAATCCCATTCGTAGTGTATCCAGAAGAAAAATTCGTTGTCACCATTCTGCTGGCACTGATTGACCATAGCCCTTCGAATGACCCGAAGACCGTGTTATAGACGAGCACATAATTGCATGTTGTCGAAGAGTCTAAGGGTAGCGCTAGAAAGTATCTATTATTGTGGAAAGCCGCGTTACTCTTCGAGATGAATCCTCTATTGATTCTCGCAATAATATCTTTTACAGGCTCGGACATTGGAACTCCGACCGTATAAAAGTCGTCTGCCATCGACCTTACTACGCTCCTTATCCCATCGCTCGACAGGAAGAACACGTCTTTAGTTGTAAAGATTGTGGTCCTTCCGGCCTGGCATCCAAGTTTGTCGTTAATCAATCTAACGGTCCATTCCGCAGCCGTTGCTTTTGTTGGGTCTGCTGTTACCAGGTAGATCTTGTTTGGCTTTAACACAAGGATTTCAAAGTCAAAGAAAGGCTGAATTGCCACAATGTCCTCACCATCGTCGCCACCCACAATAATGCTGTTCGTCGATTTCCAGACCTCGGCATCAAGAAGATCTGATGCGTAGAGAGTATTCCGATTGTCTCCTGTACCAACCGCAAAAAGTCGATTCGTAAACTGGCGGATAAGTCGAAGTCCGGCTGGGGCAATGCTCGATATGGTTGCTGTAGCCGTTGCCGTAAAGTGTCCTCCACCGGAGGGTGGGGCAGCTATTGTAACTGATGGAGCAGACGTGTATCCAGATCCTGAGTTTAGAATTGTGACGCCAGATACAGTTCCGCTTGAAATCAATGCAACGGCAGTTGCATTTGTTCCTCCGCTTAAATTTGGAGTTCCAATTGTTACTGCCGCAGTCGACCCTGTATATCCCAAGCCCTGGGTTGAAACCGTAATTGTCGATACTTTCGACCCCTGCCTGTACGACGTTGTTCCGTCCGTATAATAAAGTTCGCTAGCTCCGTCCGTATAGAAAATTTTGTTTTTGAATTGCGTGAAGTCAACATCAACAGCCCCGCTCGTGACCGTACCGTTTGTCGTCGAAAAGCTGGTTGCACTTGTGCTTTTGTAGATCGTTCCGTTCGTCGCCAGAATAATATGTTCGATGCTTGGAGTGTCGAGATAGTGCATGCCCTGGATTGATGATCCGCTTGAGACGTTGGAAGATATTTGTTCGATCCCTTGTCGCGTCTGGAGAATTCCGGACGGACTTATCGTCATATTGTAAAGATCGCTAGCCTGGTTATTTGCAATTAGGCTTGGCGTGACGCCTGATACCTGGCCCCCATCAAAACTAAACGATCCGGATATGGCTAGAAGATCGTCTAGGTTGTCGTTGTAAAGTGGCATAGCACTAAACCGATATGTCTAATATGCTAAATTCACCAAGGCTTGACGGAGTGATTACCTTAATTCCTCCGACCTGGCTCATTTCGTACTGAGCCATGGCAGATAGGTCTGCATTGGCCGTTGCCACCACAGCCTGGGCCTTTGCGTACTGCCTCTCCCTCTCCAGGGCGTCGGCGTGAGTCAATGCCAGGACAACGTGCTGAACGTGAGGCAATCTGAGCTCGTCAGTAATCGCGTTGGACGCCGGAGGAAAGTCTACGACATAATTCGACCTGGTTAAGCACTGGTTCTTCTCCACTACCTTCAGAGGCGTCGTGCTCGACGTGTTCAATAGCGGATAAAGGTCAATCTGTGCTGTCCCAGACGTTCCGCGGCCTGTAAAGTAATACTGAGTCGGTGTTCCTGTTCTATTGTTGTCCAGCAAGTCTGCGTCCTGGCTAATGATTGTCTGCAAATCTACTGCTAACAGTTCGCTATCACCGTATGCAACTGAAAGAGGATTCTCTACTAACGATCCAAGGGTAACAGTTCTGGTAGACGTAGATACTGAGTACGTCGAGCTAGTGACACTCTCGCGCCATGGGGCAAAGTTCCAGACGCGCCGATAGTTCAGCGATGCTGACTTTTGCAAGAAAGTAAGCGTATCGGCATCGGTCTTGCCGATCTTCTCGCCTGCGTATTGGGCAATTTCAGTTAGGGTCATAAATTAGACCCTAGTATGGAAACCTTTGCTTGATTTCCTCTACCTTAGAGAGCCATTCGGCTTCGGTAGCTTCCCCGCGTTGTGATTTGAAGAAAAGAGGATCAGATTCAGTGCGATACGCGCTTGACCTGTTCTCCTTGGAAATTTTCATTGGCTCTTCGGCAACAAGGCGGTTGTATTCGCTGAAAATCTGCTCCTCTGTTACTGGGGCTTGCGATGGCTTGATCCATGTAACAACACCACCAATGCCAGATCCAACGATGGAAAACTCGGCATCTGGAACAAGCGAAAAAATTGCGTCTGCTTTTTTTATCATGGTGCTACCTCGGCCAAAATTATTCTTGAAGGTGAGCTAGCCTCTTGGTAGTAAACTATTGGAGATGATCCAATTTGATATATCCTACCTTGTGTTTTGTATGTGCATTGAGATGTGGTCGATGGTGAATCTAGTGCAGCTATTGTGACATAGCCAGCTAATCCTGTCGATGACGCTCCCGACCCACTTGCAGTTACAAGACCCGAATCATATCCACTAGGAGTTGTCGTAATGTCTGATGAATTTGTTCCTATTGTTCTCACTAATTTAACAGCATGACCAGCATTTGTGGCGGATCTTGTAACATAATAATTCTGATTGGCAAGAACAATAATTTTATTTGATGCGCTTGATGGTGTAATTGATGCTGATAATCCAGTATCAGAATGTGAGGTTGAGCTAGTGGAAACTTGAGTAGAATATGTTGCCTCAACAACCTGCAAAATCTTTCCACCAGAAGCAGTTCCAATGGTTGTAATCCTTCCCTTGGCATCAACTGAAATTGTTGGAATAATTCCAGTTGTACCATAGGTTCCTGCCGTTGCTCCAGTTGTAGAAAGAGTTGCCGTCCCTTGACTAATAGTGAAGTCACCAGCTAAGGTTGTGGATAAATTACCAATAGTTCCAGTAGTGCTTCTTAAATTGGTAATCGTTCCAGTAGTGCTGTTTAGAGTTCCAATCGTTCCAGCAGTAAAATTGCAAGATGTTCCAACTGATCCAGTATATGTTCCGCCAGTTAATACTCCACTCAGCGTACTTGCTGTAAGCGTTTGAACTGTTCCATTTGTAATGTTTGCGTTTGTTGAGGTAGTAGTTCCAGAAGTAAGATTCTGGATTGTTGCAGAAGTTGAATTTGTAGTTCCTGCCGTTAATGTATTAATGGTTCCAGTGGTGCTATTAAATGTCGCAGTCGTACCACTCGTAACAATCTGCGCTGTCGACGTTGTCGTACCAGTCGTAAGGTTATCAATCGTTCCTGACGTACTGACAAGAGGGGCTTTAAGAATATTGGCAACCGTCATTCTCTTTAGATTATTTGAATCTGAAGCATCCCCAATTAGAATCGTATCGTCTGTTCCAACAACCGTTTCGGCAGTACGATCTTGAATAAGGCCGGAGGTAGGAGTTGCGTTTGTGACGAGCGCACCCAGCTTGGCGGCTGTTACATCGTTTGCGACTCCGTCTGTAAATGTTGTTCCAGCTGTGAGTGATGCCATTGTATTTTCTCCTAATTCCCTAAGCGATTTTTAAGCATGTCCCAGGCTATTGAACAGATCAGTCCAATAATCCCGGCTATGGCTAGCGCCTTTGTCCGGAAGTGCTCTAATGCAGAAACTCTATTTACCACATCTCCGTACTTTGACAAGCTGGTCTCGACCATTTTGTACAACTGGACCTGACGCTCTTCCATCCGGGCCAATTTGACCTCTATGCTCCAGACCTGGTCTTCACTCATTGCGAGACTCCAGGTACTTGAGACTTACCGCAAGATGTACGACCGCACCGACGACCTCGTCCCGGTCCCTGCCGTCCGCCACCATCCTTTTGATCGATCTGTTGACTGATAGAAGGTGCTTTACTGCCCCGATATACCTCGTCCCTCTTGCAAGCCTGTTGTTGTCCTCGGCACACTTCAGCGCCTCCTTGAAACAGGCGTAATCTTTTGCCGTCAGCAATAAACGCAAACCCAGGACTGTGATCCATGTTGCGATGCGTTTCATTTGACATTACCAGAACTTACTGCTCCGGCATCAGACGCAGCGCCCATGTCTGAGTAGCGCGGGAGCGAATTATTATGGTCTACTGGCCGTGGCGAGCAGGAGCAGAGAAAGAGGGTGAGGAGGAGGAGAGCGGGCATAATAAAAACATTATTTTAATTAATATTTAAGAAATACTGACGGCCCTTGTCCGGCTGTTGCAGAAAGTGTAATTGTTCCAATAGTCTGTGGTAATGAAGATTGTCCAGTTTGTGTGTAAAAATTATCATTATTAAAAGATGTTACAGTTGTATCTACACCAAAAATCTCTCTAGCTTGCCCCGGAGAATTTGCAATCCTATAAGAGGCGGCGGCTCCCGTTGTTCTTACTCCCGCAACAATATAAAATCCTCTTTTTAGGTCAATTGTTAGTTGAGTTGTAAAAATTCCAAGTGCGGCACCAGAACCACCAACGGTAGGTGTTATCTGTCCAGAGGAAAGCAAATTAGCTCCATAAAGGCCATTTGAGCCGTCATAAATTCCAACTTTGATTGTATCAGCAGACGAACTGCTTGGATCAGAAACTTTTTCAATACAAAAAGTCGGGTTTTGTATGTTTTTTTTAATATAATATGCCAAAAAACATATTACATTTGTGGTTGGAATTGCACTAGCTGTAAAAGCATTTGCGTTCATTGGCATATAATACTTTTCAGTTGTTCCTGCCGGAAATCCAACTGGGTCTATTGATCTAAAAATTGGCATCGCCTACTCCTAACTTAGGGTCGTAACTTCAGCAGTTCCAGCGGTTGCAAAGATACCGCCAATCAGTCCAGTGTAGTTGAAGGGGACTTCATAGTAGTCTCCGGCACTTAATCTGGCCGTGAAAACTGAGGTGCTGGCAGTTGCTGTTCCAAGAATAACGTGCAAATTGCCTGGTCCAGAATTGTAGATTGTGCATCCCAACCTTCCAGTGCTTGCCGTTGCAACTGTTCCGTAGCTGGTGGAGGTGAAGTCGGTTGTTCCAGTTCCGCCAGTTGTTGCGTTGGGGGGCCTGAGACCGTCAGCAACGTCGGCCTGGAGCGTGACCATTAAAGCCTCGATCGCCTCCAGGTTGTAGTTAATGCTTTGCGTTCCGCCTGTGGCAGTGCCTACGGTTTCAAGAATGCGTTGTGTTTGCCAGCCCATATATTTGTCCTTTTTAGTTTATCACGCTAGGGGGTGCTCATCAAGCGGCGGTGATGGTGATGGCCTCCCCAAGCTCGGATGCTGCGCCCATGTCGGAGTATACTGGAAGCGGATTATTGTCAACTTTGCTTGGAGAGCAAGAGCAGAGTAATAGGGCAATGAGTAGGATTGGCATTTTAGTTAAATGGATAGGTTTTTCCAGCCCCAGCGTTGTAGAGAGATGTGATTTCTGCTTGGCTTAATGCCCTGCTCCAAACTCCAACCTCATCCAATTTTCCATCTAAAAGTAGAGGATTAGATGGATTGTCATTATATTCAATATCTATGCAAAATCTTCCAAGTAAAAATCTATCTACATCTGGTGCTGGTATCGAGCCACTATATGCTGACGATGCCTCAAGATTTCCATTAACATAAAATTTGCCAATACTTCCATCTAAAGTTTGAACTAAATGATACCAAACTCCTGTATTTGGAACAATTGTTGTTCCCATCACATTTGTCCAAGTATTATCTTCTGGTGGCGTAGTTGTAAATAAAGATGAAAATGTTCCGTTATTTTCAAGATAAAATGGCATTGTTGATTGATAATCTGCGCTTCCACCTTGAACAAATATCATTTGGTATCCTATGTCATTTACATTAAAATACACCCAAGCAGAATATGTTCTTTGACCAGAAAGAGGAGCTAGACCAGATGGTGTAATTAAATAATTACTATTAGAAAATCCAGTTGCAGAATTTCCTATCAATCCAGCTGGGTTTGATAAAGAACCTTGTAGTGTAAGATTTCTACCATTCCCGCTTGAATCTATCCATCCAGTTGTATCTAGCTTCCAGTAGGCAAGGAGGCCAGTAATGAGCGAGGAGGCTCCAGACCCACCAATAGGATTTCTTGTTTTGTTTATACTAAGAGCTGGGCTTAAAGATGGCATAAAATTACAATGCAATCATCCGCCAAGGGCTAGAACCTTTGGCGGGTTGACTGCTAATAGGTAATTAGCCCTTGTAGGCAATCACTCGGCCAGTTCCAGCAGTGAAGCTGTTAAACTGTCCGTAGATTATATTCCCGGAACCGATCGTCACGCCTGTCAATGTGCCATCGAAGTCTCCCGCAATAGCGCTGAAGGTTGTGTCGGCCAGCATTTGGATTGCCCAATATGCCTGCCCGGAAACGCCTGTGGTGCCAACGGTAAAACCGTTCCTGGCCCCAAAACGATCTAAATCGGCAGACATTAGCTGTAGACCGGGATCTTGTACGAAGTGCCGTTGAGCTTAACTGTGATTCCCAGGGTCGAAGTACCGGAGACGAATGTTCCGGTAGTTGCGGTCGTGATGAATTCCAGTGCGGTTGCTTCTGTTCCGGAATCAATCCGGACAGGCTTTCCCTTTGCTCTCAGTTCGCGACGAATATAAATATCACTCATGGATCTAATTTCCTATGTTTTGCCCAAACTTGTTTGATTGTATCGGCTTTATGTCTTGGGCGGAACTTTGAGCCGAGTTTCTGTTCTAGTGCGTGATAACCTTTAAGAATGTTGCGACCATCCATGGCTGCCGGATGATATGCTGGTTCTGAACCACAATTTACAAGTCTGAAGCTGGAGGGAAAGTTGCGTCGTTTTAGTTTACTTGGGACATTGTCCCTTTCATCTACCGGACGCTCGAGCGTTACAACGCCCCCGGTATCCCTGTCTTCATACTCGTAGAGTGGCATCAGTCCATCATCTCTCCACCGTCCATCTCGACGGCTGCATTCCTGAGACGTTCGCCTTCGGTTTCAGCTTCTGGAGATTCTTTTTCAATTTCCCCTTCTGCTTCGCTTACGCGAACGACGGCAACGCCTTCTTTGATTTCAACAACTTCTCCGGTCAATTCAACCATGTCGCCAACCATAGGCTCGGCCTGTTCGGTCTCTTGCGAGATGGTTAGATTTTCGATCGGAATATTTACCATGTTAGCCATTTTTGACCCCTTGCTTTTAGGCTCGGGCCCGGGGAGATTTTTGCCTCCCCGAGCCTTCGCTTCGGGCCCGATCATTAATACGATCGCGCCCATTTAATTAGCTGACTTCAGAACGACTAAACACGACTCGGTAGAACGCTCCGTTCAACTGAACCGCGGTGTAGTACGTTTTGACAGCGACCGAGGTTACCAAATCCAGAGGGTCGGACTTGTCCGGACCTTCTGCAATTAGGACCTTGGGGCTATAGGGCGAGTCGCCTGTGAGGCTAGGTACGCCGAATGCCTGGTCACCGAGCACAATGTTCGCCAAGAAAGGCGCAGTGCTGGAGTTGTAGGCCGCAGCTGCAGTGCCAGAGATGGCATTAGCAGAAGCAGAACCGAAGGACAGAATGTTGTGCGACAACAGAGTCTTCACTCCGTAGTACGTTCCAACTTCACCCTTCAGCAAGCTGTCCACGTTCGAGTAACGATGAGCCTGGATATAGTCGTCATCGTTGAGGATCGAACGAGCAGTACGAGGATCTGCAACCAGGATGTACCCACCCTTGATTGTAGGAGCCTTGTCAACCCGGAGTGACGTCACGGAATCGAGCAAGTCGAGAGCCGTGAAGGACGAGTTAGCTGCTGTCGCGGCAATGAATGCCGTTGAGTTGCTGTTCTGCGCGTAGCGGACCGAGGTAGACAGAGTGCCAGTTCCGGAGGTAGTTCCGGTCGTGAGTACTCGGTGCACCAATGTATCCGCGTGTAACGCGTGATCTTCTGCCAATTGAGTCGTGGCCTGGGCCATGGAATCAAACAAGTTTGTGGCTTGTAAGATATCAGACAGCTTGACCAAGCTGGCAAACTGCTGGAGGGTCGCGCCGACAGTCGATAGGGTCAACTGACGTTCGTTCGATCCAGGGTTTGTGCCTTCCGACGTTACTTCGATGATCGAGCTAATGCTCGGGTTGTCGTAGCGGAAAAATCTAATTTGTTTATTCCCATTTTTCCGAGGAAGCGCCGCTTTCATTCCAAATTGTTCCATCTGAAGGATGGGCAATTGACGTTGGAGCAACTCTTTCGAGAAATACTCCTGGTAGGCCGCTGCGAGCGAGCCAGAGGTTACGAGTGCCATATAATTTTATCTCCTATGTCTAAACCTTAGTTAGCGTCGTCAAACTCTATCGCCATTCGGCGGAGCTCGGCACCTTGTTCAGCTACGGATAAATCCTTAAACTGTTTCTTCGGCGCCGGGGTTGACGGTGAACCAACTCCAGGTTGTAAACGTTTTTTGAACTCCGCATTTTCTTTGCGGAGCTTTTCGACTTCGTCTGCTAATCCGGTTGAGTTATCCGTTTTCAATGCAAGCTGTGCGATCTCTACCGCGTCGACAATTCCATCGGCGTACTGACGAAGAACTGCCTTCGTCTTTAGCAACTCCGAAACTTTCTTGTGCAGTGGAGACGTGGCGTCCTTCAATTCTGGATGCCTGTCTGCCATCTTGGAAAGATTGTCGTTCCAGGCTTTCTCTCCGTGCTCCCTGACCTTCTGTTCGTGTTGCTTTAGTTCGTATCGCTCAACTTCTGTCGCCTTCTTTTCGGCTTGCTCGGCAAGATCTTCTCGGCCTTCTTCTCGAAACTGCTTCGCAGCGTTCCGGTAGTCGGTCGCATCAAACTTGCCTGTTGGTCTCTCTTGGTCGGCCTTCCGTGCCTGTTCACGCTCGCGCAGGAATTCCTGGCGATCGTTTTCCAAGCGTTCCTTTTCAGCCTTAGCTTCCGCCTTTGCTTGCTGAATGGATTCCCATTCTTTCTGCTGGCGATTCTTCAGCTTCTCGTACTTGCTCGGTTCCTTGGTCTTGTCGGATGACTCA